CTAGGCTGCGCGTCCCATGCTTTGACCCACATTCTGTGGATGCGTGATCGAAGCGATGAAACGGTCGATGTCCTCTTTCAACCATACCGCACGTGCGCCGATCTTGTGCGACTTCGGGAACGTTCCTTCCTTCATGCGTCGATAGATCGACGAGTGGCCCAGGCTGGTGCGCACTGCGACTACTTCGATCGGTTGCAGGTCGGCATACAGTTCCGCGACGGTGATCTCGCGCGTCTTGTTCGTAGCCATGTTGTCCTCCTTCAGTTCGTGGCCAGCGCAGCGCGCAGCTGCGGCCAGGCTGCTTTGTAATCGGCGATGAAATCGGCAGGGAAGCTGGACCGCCAGCCACATCGGCAGCGGAACTGCTCGCCGTCCCAGGTGGTGCGGGGCATGCCAGCGGTGCAGCGAACTTCGCCGCAGTACGGGGTGTATCCCTGACGCGTAAGCAGGTTGTTGCGGACGATGCTGGTCATACGAACAGGTCCAGTTGGGCCGGTAGTGCCGGCGGCGAGGGTGGAGCGGCGACGGCCAAGGGCGCGGGCCTTACGCGGATCAGGCACTCTCCCTCGCCACGCATCTGCCACGGTCTGCCGGCGATGGGCACAAGGTCGTGGAAGCCACCACCACCGCCCACGCGGTCCTTGATCTTGACCTGGTAGTAGTCGCGGCCACCGAACTGCGTGTGGTGCCCGGCGCGTGGCCGCACCGAAACGACGGTGAATACCGGGATCAAACGATGCCACTCGCTGGCCCGCACTTCTTCTTCGTAGTGCCACGAGCCATCCAGATGGCGGTCCATCGAGAGAACTTGATCGCCCACCTCGAAAGGCTTCAGGCTCTCGACGTCGCCGTGCGCAGACTTGTGGACCGGCGGGAGGAAGTCCCGGATCGCGAAGAAAAGCCCGCGGCCGTTCGCGTCAGTGAACTCGGCAATGGGGAAGTAGGCAACCGCGATGCCGCCTTCCCGCAGCAGGTAGAAGGCGGTGCCGCACGTGGTCGGCCCAGCCGCCTCATGCTTCCGCAGCGACTGGCGCGACCAGCCGCCTTCCAGCAGGTCGAGGACGACACGCTCTGCGAGATCCATTCCGATCTCCCGGTGCATCACGCGATCGCGTTGTGCTTCAGCCATGAGTGCACCTCCGCCAGCACCAGCGCAGCCCTGCGCGCGCGGCGCGGCATGCGCGGCTGATCGCCCACAGGGTGGCGATGCCTGCAACGAACCCGGCCAGGGCGAACACGTGGACCATTGCAGCGGTGAGCAGTTGGTCAGCCATGGGCGCCGCCGTGTCGGTGGTGATCGCCTTCATCGCCAGCCCCTCAGATACTCGCCGAACGTCACGCCACCGTCGTAGCGCAGGAACTGCTGGTAGCGCAGCTGGGACCTGGTCAGTTTCGGCGGCGGCGGAGTGTGCTCTTGCACCGCGGCTCGGCCGGCCTGTGTGACGGTGAACAGGTCGTCGCCCCCGGTGATCGCGTTCCCCGCGCGCCGGACCATGAATCCATGCTCGACCAGCGCCATGCAGTGCTTGTGGTCGGTGCCGCCTGGGCCGGTGACGAAGTGACTGCGGTAGCTGCGCTCCAAGCCGCCCTCGCCGACGCCGAGGGCGTGGCGAAGGATCTGCAGCTCGGCGGCCGGCAGCGCGGTGGTGGTCGTCTGATCAGCCATTGGAGAATCCTCGCGTGATCTCTTCCAAGTCGGCCCTGTGCGCAGATTCCGCTCGGGCGATCATTGGCTCGCGCAGCTGCTGAGATACGTAATCTGCGACGGATTCGCCAGGATCGCACTCGATTTCCAGCAGTTCGGAAAGAAGCTGACAGGCGCGAGCATTCGTGCTGACCTTGTAGAGCAGGTCTTCGGCTGTGCGCGCCTCCCATGGATAGGCCGGTTTGCGAGCAAACAACCTTTCCCATCTGCGGCGCAGGCGATCCGCAGTCTGCTGAGGAACCCGGAACCAGCTCATTTGCCCACCGCCTGGCTGAGCGGAGCCAGCAGCTGCACAAACGTGATCCACGGATGCGCCTCATGGGCATGCGCGCCCTTGCAGCCGTCATCGTGTGGGAACGGGTAGCGTGCGTAGCTGGTCAGCTGCGGCCGCTGGCAGACTCGGCAGCGCATGTAGTCGCCATCGAGTTCCCATCGCATCGAGAACGAGCAGAGCTTTCCGTTCGCCTCGGCGATGGCCTCGCTGTGGATGATCTGCGGCTCAGCCATTGCCCACCGCCTTGCTGTCGATCAGGGCGCGATCGTCGGCTGTGCCGTACATCTCAACCCACCGGCCCAGACCCGTGAACTCAAGCTCGTCATCTTCCACTGCTGAGCGGATGATCCGTTCGCGACCGCACACGTTGAGGATTTCGTCGTAGGCAGTGCTGCCGCAGTCGCCGACGCCGTTGAGGTAGCCGAGGACATATCGAATTGCACCATCGTGGCCTTCATCACGTGCGCGCTCCAGGTCCACGGCCTGCGCGGGCTGCTGCGGTGACGCGTAGAAGGCGGTCAGTGGACGTGCGTGCAGGAACGACTCTGCCAGTGCGCGATCCTGGTCCTTGGTCCAGAACCGGATGTTTCCGTTCTCGGCGAACTGAATCCACAGCGCTGCACGCTGCTCCCCCACCGTCTGGCGGGCTACATTGCCCGGCAGCGGCGTGTCGAAGTGCAGGGCGTTCTTTGCCTCCTGCTTGGCCCGGATCTTTCCCATCACGTCGGGCTGGGTGATGCGAGCCAGCTCCGTGTCCCCTGCAGCGTGCATGTCCAGGCCCGCCACCCAGCAGTAGCCAGCCAGGGTGACCATGACACCGCCGACTTCCTGCGCAGGCTCACCAACCGGTCGGCTGAACACGTAGTCGACCAGCGTGGGCACGCGCGCCTTGTCGTAGCCGTGAGCCTGCAGCAACTCCAGAACTTCCTCCAGCAGTCGGTCGCCGCGCTCGGTCATGTTGCTGTAGAGCGACGGCAGGAAGCACTGGCCCATCCATTCGGCCACGCCAGCCTGGAAGGATTGCCCCACCGGCTGGCGGGCGGCGAGTGCGGCTTCCAGCGCGGCATAGGTCGCTTCCGAAATCTCGCCGTGGTAGTCGCCGCTATCGATGTCGCTGAGTACTCGGCGCGCGGCTTCGGCCAGTGCATCCTGACCACCCCGGGAGGGCTGGGCGGAGAGGGCGGCGATAGCGGCGTCGAGTGCCGCTGTGCGCGACGGGCTGCCGGCATCTGTGAAACGGGCGCGCAGCTCCTGCAGTACCAACACATGCGCATTACGGCGCAGCTCGGTGGTGCTGAGTGCTTGGTCGACCAGCCTCACCCTGCCGCCGTGCTGCGCGGCCGCAAGGGTCTTGATGTCGCTACTCATGCCTGTTGCTCCTTGTGCTGGTGCCACTTGATCGAATGGATGCGCCGCTCTGCCTTGTGGCTGAACCGGCGCGGACGGGCTGCTGAGCGCAGCCAGGGGAATCGGGCATGGACACGCCGCATCAGCCGGTGGCTGCTGGCGTGCTGCAGATGGCCGGCAAAGCTGGCGATGCGGTTGGAAAGATCGCGGAAGTCCGCTGGGGTGCCGCGCAGCTTGTCGCCCTGGACGTGCCTGCCTTCCCACTCGGCCAGCGCGGTGTGCAGGTGCCCGACCACGCGGGGCCGGGCCAGCGTGTGCGTTGGGTAGATCACGTAACCGAGGAAGTCCAGGCCGTCCGTGAGGCGACAGAGCTTCTGCTCGGCCTTCAGGCGAAGGCCGAGCCGGTCCTGCAAGAAGGCCTCGATCTGGTCGCGCCAGGCAGCCAGCTGCTCGCGGTCGTGGTGGAACAGCACGAAGTCATCGACATAGCGCAGGTAGCGCTTGGCTTTGAGCGCGTGCTTGGCGAACTGGTCCAGCGCGTCCAGATAGACATTGGCGAAGAACTGGCTGGACAGGTTGCCGATCGGCAGGCCGCGCCCGGCCGGGGCGTTGGCCAGCCGCTTGTGCGGCGGCACCTGTGCCTGCTCGGTAGCCGTGGCCCGGTACTGGACGCCCGCATGCAGCGGCGAACGGCGCAGCAGTGCATGCGTGGTCTGCTGGACTATCAGCGGCGCGCCCCGGTGCTGCAGCCTGGTGCGCAACATCCGCCACAGGGTAGGCCGGTGGATGGTGTTGAAGAAGTTGGCCACGTCCAGCTGGAGATACCAGCCGCCGCCCTGGCCGCTGTGCACCTGGCGCACGAACTGCTGGGCCCGGCGCACGGCCGTATGGCTGCCGCGGCCCTTGCGGTTGGCATAGCTGTCGTGGATGAACGTCGGCTCCCACAGCGCTTCCAGTTGCGGCACCAGCCAGTGGTGCACAACGCGGTCGGCGAAGTCCGGCGCATGGATCTCGCGGGCTTTCGGGCGGGTTGCCACGAAGCACGTCGAGGGCCGTGGCTCCCAGCGGCCGGCCAGCAGCTCGCGCTGCAGCTGCAGCAGCCCATCAGCCCAGCGGTGGTCAAAGCGCAGCTGGTTGAAGCTCGGAACCTTCTGGCGGCGCGCCCGCCGCCATGCCTGGTACAACTCCTGCAGGCCTACCTCTCCCTGAAACTCACCGGCACGACGCACGGCCAACGCGAACCCGTTGTTGTTGCGGTGGTTGTTGTTGACGTTGCCGTTGTTGAAATTGACGTTCCACGCGGACGCCGAGGACCAGGCGGCCGCCTCCCCATACACTTTCGACCAGGCAGCGCAGCCCGGATGCGGATAGCGCGGCTTCGTCATGAATTGGCCCCCGCAAGGGCGGTACGGGTACTCAGTTTCTTGCCGCGCTGCGCGACGCCATCGGCTTGCGCATTCTGGGCATGGGAGGAACTATCCAGGTGGCGGCGCCAGCCGCCAGCCTGGGAGCCCAGCTGTTCTGCCATGCGGATAAGCATTTCGAACTGGCGGAAGCTGGCGAATGCGCCTACCCCCTTGCCAATCTGCAGGAGCTGCTTGAGGGCATCGATGTCCCGAACCAGCACCGCCACCCATCGCGCCTGCTCGGCGCGTTCGCGCCAGGCATTGTTGGCGTTGATGAACACCTGCTGGGCACTCGCGCGGAGGTCGCTGCCGATCTGGTAGCGGTGGTAGCGGGCGAACCGGCGCACGGCGTTCTCGATCTCGACCGCCATGCGTTCGGCGGCCTTGATGATGGGTGGGGGCTGGAATCGGGAGGTCATCGGGAAAGCCTCAGCAGAAAATCAAATCACTGACCGGCACGACGCACGGCCAACGCGAACCCGTCGTAGTTGCGGGGGTAGCTGTCGACGCTGCCGTAGTCGAAATCGACGACCCACGCGGACGCCGAGGACCAGGCGGCCGGGGTCTTCGACCAGTACCAGTCGTTCTGGATGTCCTTGAAGAAATCCGTGTTGATGGCCGGCGAGTGGCGGCTGCGGTCGATCAGCAGCTGATACTCCTCGATGGTCGGCAGATCCCAGTCGGTGTGGCCGAGCAGGTCCAGGGCCTTGGCGGCGGCCTCGCACTCGGCGTGCGGAACGTCGCTGTCCACGATGTTGGTGGCGGTGAAGGTGAGTCCGTAGTCGGGCAGCAGCACGGCGACGTGGTCGGTGGCAGTGTCCGGCAGCTCGGAGCCGTCGGCGGCGATCTTCTTGAGGGTGATGGGGTTCATGGTTGCTCCAGGGAAAGGATCAAAAGGGCCAATTACTGACCGGCACGACGCACGGCCAACGCGAACCCGTAGCTGCCGCGGGGGCCGTAGTAGACGCTGCCGTAGCCGAAATGGACGCCCCACGCGGACGCCGAGGACCAGGCGGCCGGGGTGCTGGTCCAATGCCAGCGGGGCAGCACGCCGGGGAACAGAGATGTATCGATGGCCGGCTCGTGGCGGGTGTCATCAACCAGGGCGGCAAGTTCTGCGCGGGTCGGCATGCCCCAGTCGTCGTAGCCCAGCAGTCGCAGCTCGCTGCAAGCCTTCTCGCAGTCGGCTTGGCTCATCGGGTCGCCATCGCTGTCGCCGATGGACTTGACCGCCCACATGAGGCCAGTGGCGTGGTCGATCACCGCCACGTGATCGGTGCGCGGGTCGCTGCCGACAGCGCCGGTGCCATCGGCAAACAGCTTCGTATAGCCGGTGGTGTACTGGTCGATGGACTGGTCGTCATCGAGCTCGATCAGATGACCAGGTCGGAGGGTTTCGCTGGAGATGAAGATCTCCGCTTGACCCTTGGTGCGAATGGTGATGGCGTTCATTGGGTTTTCCTTGATGGATGGCGCGTTGAAGTGCGGCTATCAGGCTGGGTGGTGCTTGGTGTGATATGCCGACTTGGGGGTGGATAGTTCGCGCTTGTTCAGCGCTTCGATTGCCAGGGGCCGCACGAACCACGCAGCGAGGCCGTCTTCCGTCTCGCCTAGCCACGCCAGACGCCAGTCCTCTCCAGGTGCCTCCGGGTTCCAGTCGTGCAGTTCCTGTGCGGCGTTGTAGACACCAGAACCGATGCTCTCTTCGGAAAGCTCTCCCTCGACCACGACCAGGTCGAAGCCCTGGGCAAGGAACAGCGGCCGCAGCGATACCTCGCGACCGTCAGCCCACACGGGCACGTCGGGGTGACACAGAATCTCGCCGTCGGCATTTCGCGCTGGGAGGCGACTCGGGTGGTACAGGCCGCGCCACGGGTCGGCTGGATCGATCATGGTGCGGGTCTGATTCCTGACCAGCTCCAGCAGCTCGGTTGCCTGCGCCAGCCGGGCACGGGTGGTATCGCAGAGCGGCGTGTCGCCGTCCTGCAGGCTGCTACGCAGCGTCGAGACATACGCGGCTACGGGGGCTTCGAACACGCGCAGATCCTGCAAGCGCGGGAGGCGGTGATGCAGATCACGCAGCGCGTTCTGGGCCTGGGCGAGAGTGATGGCCTTCGCCTGGTTCGGCAGCCACACGGCCTCGACCGCGATCGCGTTGATCGTGTCGAATGCGTCGCGCAGGACGGGGCAGTTTGTCGGCAAAGCCGTGGTGTTAGCGGTCATTGGCGGGCCTGATCGAATTGGGTGAAGGTGTTGACGAAGGCGCCGGCGAGCGGTGCATTGCAGACGGCATGCGCTTCGTCGGCGGGGCGACAGGGAAACGGCGGCGTGCGGCGGTACCGGCAGTTGGGGTCGTTGGCGTACTTGCCGTCCTTAAGTCGAACTACCTGGTACTCGGGGAACGCCTCATCAGGCAGCGCCTGACGTGCCTCCTGCATCAGCGCGACAAAGCGCGCCTGCCACTCGACCGGCATCGACTGCAGGGTGCGTCGCGGCACTACGTGGTAGGCGGCGCGGCTGACGCCGAATGCATGCCATGCCGGGCCATCGGAGTAGGTACTACCGGGCCTGCCGGGTTCTGTGACGGTTGCCGGGTGCGATTCGCTCATGTGCGCGCCACCGCCAGCAATTCGCGCATTGCGCATCCGTGATGAAGAACGCGCGACGTGACGTGCGCGATCGCATCTGCATTGTTGGTTAGGACGAGCGTGTCGTGGAGCGGATACGCGCTGTGGCCATCCCAATCGTCCAATACGTCCTTCATGCCGAAGTGCTCGCGCAGCTCCTGCGCGTTGGTGGTTTTGCCGCAGCGTTGCGGCCCGTAGATCACAATTGAACGGCTCATGCGTGGATTCCTTTCGTGCTGCGCGTAGCGCGGTGGTTGGGGGAGATCGACCGAACACGCACGCCCTGGCGGTCGAGCCAGCGGTGCGCGGCCTGTGCGGCAAGTCGGTTGAGGGAAAACGTGACGCCGCCGAGGGTGAGCGAGTGGTGCGATACCCCCACGCTCCGGCTGGCGCTGGCGGCGACCTTCAGGAGCGACTCGCGTGGCGCAGCGGTGTAGAGGCCGGCCCATAGCCAGCCTTGGCACACCATCAGCACGAGCGACTCGCCCTGGTGACCGGTGGCGAACTGCTGCTCCACTGGCAGGATGGGCTGCACGCTCATGCCGTGAGCGCCAGGTCGCGTGCCTTGGCGATCTCTGCCTCGGCGGCGGCGAGGCCGAGATCGGTCAGGGTGGCCTTGCGCGGCAGCTGCGGGTCGTCGTACCGGATCAGCACGCGCTCATCCAGCCAGTTCATGACGCGGCGCGTGAAGACCCTCTCCGGTCGGTTCGTGGGCGCGAAACCGGCGCGGGTGCGGTGCAGTGCGTGGTCCGAAGCGGCATGCGCTGCCAGCAGCGCGGCGCGTTCTTTCGGCTTGAGTGCGGCGGCCATAGCGTGTCTCCTGGTCAGGCTGCGATGGAGGTGGAAGGGGCGGCTGAGGCGAGTTCGGCCAGCACTTCGCCGCGGTGGCGGGCGAGGTGGGAGATCGGAATGCGGTAGTGGGCCAAGGTGCTGTCGGTCCAGCGCAGCTCGGCCAACGCGGCACGGTCGTAGGGAACCGGCCGGGTCGCGATGCCGCAGCGGTGGCACTCGATGTGGACCAGGTCGGGGCAGGCCGTCCCCAGGCGATGGCCGGTAGGTGCGCCGCTGGTGGTGACGATCTGCGGGCGATGGCCGTGGCCGCAGGAGGGAACCGATGCAGGCAGCGGGCGGGAGGTCTGGCGCATGGTCAGCCCCTCACCGAACTGCTGGTTGCCCAGCGGGCCTTGGCCGCATTGCGGTCGGCGTGGGCGCCGTGGATCTCGGCGATGCGCAGCGGCACGACAACGGCAGCCAGAAGTGCAACTGCCAGCCAGGCGATGCGGAGGCGGCGGCTCATTGCGTCGCTCCGTCGGTGCTGGACTGAGAAGATGCCAGGAGCAAGCGGTTCAGTAGATTGAGCCAATTGTCGAGGCCCTCGGCTTCCTTCTCGGGCACCCAGAAAATGGTGCTCTCCGCTTTAAGCAGTAGATGGCCGCGGTTGTCCCTCCGAATGCCCATCAGGCGGTCCGGTAGAAGGGTGAGCTGGGTCAATGTGGCGCCATCAATGCCGCGCGCTTTCTGTCGGGCGGTCGCATTGCGGCGGAGGGCCAGCGAGAACTGACGCTCGCCCTGGTCATATGTGATCGTCAGGGTGCAAGAACCGGCCATCTGCACGAGGTGCACCTGTTCCCGTTCGCCCACAAATGCGCAGCGCGTCATGCCCGCACCTCGGCCGACAGGTCCCGCGAGAAGGCTTCTAGGCGGAGGCTGGCGACGCCCATGCGCCGGGAGCGGCGCAGCTGGTTGCGGCTGTGCTCGCCCTTGCTGCGAACCCACAGGGTTCGGGCGGTGCTGTGATCGCGTGCTGCCACGGCCCGCAGGGCCTTCACGGCCAACAACGGCAGCAGGCAGGGGCTTGGATCGGCGTAGCGATGAGACATGGCGCGCTCCTGTTCGAAGGAGGGCGCCGGCGGGTCCAGTGGCCGAGGGGGCGGCTACTGCCGGTCAGGGGAAGGACGGGCAGGTGGCGACCCGCCGGTCGCCCGCCGGTCATTGGCCGGCGAGACAATTTATCCCACAGCTAAATCATCATTGCAATAGCTGTCGGCTAAATTTTCCGTCTGGTGCTGAAAAAGGGATGGGCACGCCCGATAATTCCCAGGCATACAGGGGCCAGGGAGGCTGCGATGTTGAGCAGGTTGGTGGTGCTAGGGGTTGCGCTTGCAGTTTCGCCTTGGGTTTCGGCAGAGGTGTTCAAGTGCAAGGGGGCAAACGGGGAGACGGTCTACTCGCAAGCCCCTTGTGCAGCAGGCGCAGCGCCGATGAAGCTGCGTTCTAACCGAGCTTCCACGGAAAGTTCGGGCGAGGCTGCCAATCGGGCGGCGGTGTATCAAACGACAGAGCTTGCGGATGCCGGCATAGCCGAACGCAACTGCCTGTCTTCGGAGCAAAGCAGGATCTACGGCCCGGTCAACGCGCGGGGGCGGGATATGTCACGCCAGATTTCTGCTCTAAACCGCGAACTGGCCACCGCAATGAATAACCTTGCAGGCGCCACGTACGCGTCTGGGATACGGTCTCAGATTGCGAGCCTGCAGCAGGCTCAGACAGCGGAAAGGATTTCGGCTGACAGCCAGATGGCCGAAGCCAGGAGGCGGTGTGGCGAAGCTCGTAGTGAGCGTGAGCGCGCCACGCGGGAAAAGTACTCGGGTACCGGCACGCCATAGGAGTGGGCGCCTAGCGCGCCCACTTGCCTTGGTTCAGATCCAGGTGTCCTGTATGGAAACGTCTCTGATGAAGCCAGCTTCATCCAATGGCACGCCATCCATGCAGCACTCCCTGGCGGCTTCCATTTCCCGATGCAGACGCACTAATGCATCGTTTTCAAGGCAGTCGATTCCTGGCGTGTTGAACGTTGCCTGATCGATCAAGCAGCCGAGGTTGTAGTGATCGCGGAGCCAGCGGATACGACGGAGTATGCAGTCTCGCGTCACGTTATCGACGGTTGATGGCCTAGGGGCTTCTACCAAGCGCAGCTTCGGCTTTTGCCCATCACGCCTTACGACGCGCTGGGCGATCACCAGGGCCAATGCTTCGAGTGTCCCGGCGGCCGGGGGTTCCTTCTTCTGGTTCTCCATCCTTCTCCCTGAGCCTTTGCGCAAGAGCCTTGCTGAAGTCGATCAGGTTATCGGGTGTTACCGTCGCCTCACCTCGGTGATAGAGGTACTCGTAGGCATAAGCCAGTGGCGTACCGTCTTCTTCATTGCTGAAGTCCTCAATCCCGAGGTTGGCGAACGTGAGCCTCACGAGCCTGATCGCGGAGGCGATGATCTCAGGGTCGATTCGCAGATCCTGAGAACCGGCAGCAGCCGCACCTGCAGCAGCGTCGTCGGACCTTGGTTGGTCCAGCCAGCCATGTGATAACCCGGCTGCGCGTTCGATCTTGCGCGCGGCGTCATCCCCTAATTTCTTCCCGCTCAGAAGCTGGTTGAGGTAGGAGGGAGCCATATCCAGATGGATGGCGATCGCCTTCTGCGTCCCCAGTTGGGGTTTGAGTGTGGCGACCAGGGCCTGAAGGTTGATGTGTCTGGCGGTAATGGCATCCATACCGGAAGCGTAGCTAGTAGCTAAACACTGTTGTTTCGCCAGTAGGTTGACAACGCGATATAGCTGCGGGCTAAATACTACCCCTATGGACCTACTCACCTTCATTTCGGATCCCGAACGTAAGCGGCGCCTCGCTGCCATGACCGGCAGTTCTGAGGGCTACCTGTGGCAGTGCGCAACTGGATGGAGGAACAAGAAGCCCAGTCCGACCCTGGCGCGAAAGATTCAGCTGGCGTCGGTTGAGATCGGCAGTTCGTTGGGATGCGAGCCGCTGGCACTGGCAGCAATCCGCCCTGACATCTGGCCGGCTGAAACGGTATGAAGTCGCCGGCCTGCAGGAGCCAGGCTCGCCGGTGCGAACAGCACCGCGACCACGCCGCCGCAACCCGAAGCGGCGGCGTACGTGCGGATCGCGGTGAAGCGCATGCGCTGCGGAAAGCTGATGATCTCTGTCATGGCGCCAATGTTGCAGCACCTGCAACCAGCCTTCCCACGATGATCAATGGCGTATTTCAGGGGGAAGCATGACCTGCCTCCGCTCTGACCTGTACTGGCGGGATGCCCTGCATAACGCAGTGGCACGCGCCCCTGGCGGGCTGCAGGATGCGGCAGCGCACATCAGCAAGCGCCGTGGCAAGTCGATATCGGCGGAGACGCTTCGGAAGAAGCTTCGGGGCATCGATGGTGAGTCGGTTTCTATGGAGATGGCAGAGATCCTGACGGACTACCTGCAGTTATTCGTCGGTACGCAGGAGATTGCCACTGACTGGGTGTGCTCCCTCGCAGGCCAATACGACCTGATGGTCGATTACGTGCCGCCGCCGCCCAAGGGGGGCTGGCCTGATGAGCTGGCCGCGATCCGGGCAAAGCTGCTGGAGCTGCACAAGCTGACAGGGGCATTGGCTGGTGCGGGAATCGATGCTCTGGCCGACCAGCGGCTGACCGTCCCTGAGGCGGATCGGTTCCAAGACCTGTCGCGCGAGGTGCGCAGGCTCTGCTACCGCTTGGAGCGCAACGCGTGTCGAGCGGTAGCGCGGCAGGGTTTGGAGGACTGACGTGGCAACCCACCACGCCCATCGATCCCGATATCGACGGCGTGGTCAGGCCAGCGCATCTGCGCGGCAAGCCATGGAGATGGCTGCACTTGCGTTGACCGACGCAGTGCCGGCGCTGATAGGCGAGGAAGCATTGGCAGAGCGCGAGCGCATCCGCCAGCTACAAGAGCAGCAAGACAACCGGCAGCACTGCCTGCCTTTGGGGAACCCTGATGTACCACGCAAGCATTGATTCGGCCCCATCCCCCCGGGTGGCTTGTGAAAGGCCACGTGCTGGCCGCGCTACTGAATCCGCCCTGGCATTGAGAATCATTCTCGATACCAGCGATGGGTCCTCCCTGGATCTGACGAACGCGGGTATTCCGACGCGCATTTCCTGGGTAGATAGCGGCTCGGGAAACTACTGAATGTCTGAGAACTATGGGGATGTGCTGCAGCAGCTACAGTCCGCTGGCCTGCTGATCACCGAACTGGACACCACCGGACGCATGGTCCGCTGCCGAGTCGAGGGCTCACGCGAGCGCCGCGGCTGGTACGCGCTCCACGAACTGAACACCTCGGCTGGCGAAGTGCTGGTCGTCGGCACATACGGCGTCTGGCACGGCAACGAGAACGGCGCAACGAAGGTCGATCTGCGCAAGCGCGACAAGACCTTCTCCGATGAACAGCGCGAAGCGCTGCGCAACCGGCTGGCCGAAGATCGTCGCAGGGCCGAGTCTGCTCGCCAGACCCAGGCGAAGCGGGCGGCCGAACGGGCATCGTCGGCCTGGGCGAAGGCGAATGCAGTCGGCGAGGCCGACTACCTGGTCAGCAAGGGCGTGCAGGGCTTCGGCCTGCGCTATGGCACCACGGGCGCAGCACTTGTGCCGCTGCTGGACGTGAACGGCCAGGTGCATGGCCTGCAGGTGCTGCGCAGTGCCAAGCTGGCCGCAGCAGGGCGCAAGCCAGCCAAGGAGTATTGGCCGGCAGGCATGGTCAAGAAGGGCCATTTCCATCTGATCGGCGGAAGTCCTCAGTGGATACTGCTGGTGGCCGAGGGCTATGCCACGGCGGCCACATTGCACATGGCGACGGGCTACCCGGTGGCAGTGGCGTTCGACGCCGGCAACATGCTGGCCGTCGCCTCGGCCCTGGCGAAGCGCTATCGCGGCATCAAGATGCTGCTGTGTGCTGATGACGACGTGCTGCAGAAGTGCCGGCACTGCAAGAGCCGCCTGGTGCTGGCCGACCATCCACAGTTCTGCCCATCGTGCGCGCAACCGCACGCCGCGTCGAATGCCGGCCTACTCGGTGCCGAGGCTGCATCGCTGGATGTGGGCGGAGCGGTGCTGCACCCGGTCTTCGCCGATGAGTCGGGCAGGCGTGAGCGCTTCATCGACAGCGGCCGCAAGATCAGCGACTTCAACGATCTGCACGCCCAAGAGGGCCTGCACGTCGTACGGTCGCAGGTCGAAGCTCGCCTCACGGAGCTGTCATGGCGGGTGCCTACCGAAAAACACGCGCCTTCCATCACCAGCAACGGGGGCGAGGGGAATGATCGCCTGGCACCGATCCACTCGCTGAACGAGTTGCTTGAGCGCTTCGCCCTGGTCTATGGGCAGGGCGGCACGGTGTTCGACCACAAAGAACACATGCTGGTCGCACTGGGCGACATGCGCGATGCCTGCGTGCGCAAGGAATTGCACCGGGCGTGGATGGAGCATTCGGATCGGTCCATCGTGCGGGTACGCGAAGTGGACTTCGACCCCTCGTGCGAGAAGCCAGGGGTGACATGCAACCTCTTTGCCGGTTGGCCGACCGTACCGCAAGAGGGCAACTGCGACCGGCTGCTGCAGCTGCTCTGGCACATGTGCGGCAACGAAGCCAACCAGAAGGCGCTGTACGACTGGGTGGTCAAGTGGCTTGCTTACCCGCTGCAGCATCCTGGCGCCAAGATGAAATCGACCATCGTCATTCATGGTCCGCAGGGCACCGGCAAGAACATGTTCTTCGATGAGTACATGAAGCTCTACGGTGACTATGGGCGCGTGTTGGACCAGGCGGCGCTGGAAGACAAGTTCAATGACTGGGCCAGCCGCAAGCTGTTCCTGCTGGCCGACGAAGTGGTCGCACGCACCGAGGTGTACCACCTGAAGAACAAGCTCAAGGCGTTGATCACGGGCGACCGCATCCGCATCAACCCGAAGAACATTCAGGCCTACGAGGAGGACAACCACGCGAACCTGGTGTTCCTCTCCAACGAGGCGATGCCTGTCGTGCTGGAGGAGGATGACCGGCGTCACGCGGTGATCTGGACGCCGGACAAGCTCAGCCAAGAGTTCTACACCGCGGTGCTGGCCGATATCCGCAATGGCGCCACGGCGGCACTGCACCACTATTTGCTGCAGGTGGATCTGACTGGCTTCACCAATGGCACCAACCCGCCGATGACCCAGGCGAAAGAGGAGCTGATTGGCCTGAGCCAGGATAGCCCGCAACGGTTCTTGGACGAGCTTTACGGCGACGACATCCCCGGGCTCAAGCCCATGCCGGCGCTCTCGAAGGAGTGGTACGAGGTCTATAAGGCCTGGTGTGCGCGAGAGGGCCTGCCGCGCCCGGCGCCGTCACCAAAGTTCATCAACGCGCTGGTGCGCAAGCGCCAGATCACCCATCCCGATCGGGCGCGCAAGCGCTACCAGATCGAGCAGAGCGTGAACGGACCTCACGGCTTCCTGATGCTCGGCAACTGCACCGTGCCTGACGGGAAGACAGAGGCAGCATGGCTGGGAGACCAGGTCGTGTCCTTCCGTCGCATGTTCTCCGACTACAAGGGGCGTGCGTGATCACTACACCCATCAATGTGCGGCGCGTGCGGGATGTGCGGGCCGATGTGCGGGCATTGAATTGCCGTGAATCTCTTGCAGCAGTAGGCGCGTGCGGGACGTGCGGGACTCGGCCTACATGGGCGGGCGCGGGCGCGAATGGGCGTCATGCCGTCGCACCACGATGCGCCTCGCGTGCGTATATGGGTGGGCGCACATCCCGCACACGCCGCACACGACTTGTGCCACAGCCATTCAGCGGATATCGCATCCCGCACACGCCACCGCACAGCCCGCACATGCTCGCGCGCGCGCGTTTTTCCGCTTTAACGATCTTCGAAGGAAATGGAGTAGGGGGTAGCAATGGCTGAAGATGACGTGACGATCACTGGCAAAGAGCTGGCCTCCCTGATCGGCTGCAAGCCGTCCTACGTGGTCGAGTTGAGGAAGAAGGGTAGGGTGGTGGTGGGTGCTGGCGGAAAGGGATTCCTGAAGACCGCCTCTCTGGATCTCTACGCTCGTACCGCAGATCCGGTCTATGCCGGCGTAGCCCAGCGCCACGCCGATGAGCGTGGCAGCTCGCTGGTGGGGAGTGGGGAGGGTGCCAATGCTCTCGACCCCGACATCGATGACGATGAAGAGGACAGCGACGAGGACGATTTCAAGCCCTCACGGGCCGGTCGGCCACAGACCCCGGATTCCGCGCGCAAGGCCAAAGCGCTGGCCGACAAGGCCGAGACCGATGCGCACATGGCGCACATCGCGCTGCAGAAGGAGCTGGGACTGCTGTTGCGTCGTGCGGACGTAGAAGCCTTCCTTGCTGAGCACGCAACGACCTTTCGGGGGGCGATGGAGCGCTTGGCCGATACGCTGGCGCCGCAGCTGGCTGCAACGCTGGATGAGGCTGGGTGCCGGCGTCTGGTGTGGGATGAGGTGAGCCACGCACTGGAAGAACTGAGCCAGGGCTTCCGCACGTTGGCGGCCAAGGCAGCGGAGGCTGTGGAATGATGGAGGCACAGAGCTGCCTGGCGGCGGTACTGGCGCGCTCGCTGCAGCCGCGGCGGCCCATGAGCGTGTCGCAGTGGTGCGATGAACACATGCGCCTGTCCACCAAGAGCGGCAGCAAGCCCGGGCGCTGGGTGACGGACCGCAACCCGCCACTGCGTGAGCCGATGGACAACATGTCCGCGCGTAGCCCGGTGCATGACCAGGTCTGCATGTTCCCGATCCAGTTCGGCAAGAGCCAGCTGGCGACCAACGCCATGGCTTACTGGATGGACTATGCGCCTGGCCCGATGATGTACGCGCTGCCGGGCGAGGTATCCATGAACAAGTGGATCGCCCAGAAGCTCAACCCGATGATCGAGGTGTGCGCGGCGGTCAAGAAGGCGCTGACCAGTACCGCCAGCCGCGACAGCGCCAACCAGCGCACGTTCAAAGACTTCGCTGGTGGCCAGCTGTTCGTGGAGCATATGGGCAGCCCGCAGCGCCTGAAGTCCTCGACGGTGAAGTACCTGCAGGTGGATGAGATCGACGAAGCGCCGCAGCAGCTCTCCACCGGCGACGACCCGGTGAAGATGCTGGATGGCCGCACATCGTCCTTCCCGACCACCTACAAGCGTCAGTACATCAGTACGCCTGGCATCGCCGGGCTCAGCCGGATTGCGAAGCTGTACGACAAGAGTGACCAGCGCCGGTACCACGTGCCGTGTCCCCACTGCGGCTATTACCAGGCGCTGCAGTGGAGTGGCCTCGTGTGGTCGGCCGACAGGAGCCACGCGTGGTACGCCTGTTGCGAATGTGGCGTCGCCATCGAGGAACACTTCAAAACCGACATGATTGCCAACGGCCGCTGGGTGGCGGCCAACCCTGACTCGCCCATTCGCGGCTACACCATCAACTGCCTGTACTACCAGTTCGGGCTGGGGCCGCGCTGGTTGGACCTGGTGAAGGAGTGGCTGGAGGCGCAGGGTGATCCTGCCTCCCTCAAGACCTTCGTGAATGACCGGCTGGCCGAGACGTGGGAAGACCCGTCAATGCGCGCGGTCAAGCACAACGTGATCAAGGATCGCGCCGAGCCGTACACCCTGCGCTTGGCTCCGCTCGGGGTGCTGGCGGTCACGGTGGGTGTCGATACCCAGGATGGTCGCCTGGCGGTTCACACCATTGGCTGGGGGCGTGGCATGACCGCCTGGACCCTCGACTATGTGGAACTGCAAGGTGATCCCGCAGAGGACGCCGTGTGGGTTGCGCTGACGGACCTGCTGAACCGCGCCATCGAGCGAGCGGACGGCTCTCTTCTGCGTCCGATGGCGGTCGCTATCGACGCCGGTGGTCACCGCACGGAGGCGGTCAAGAACTACGTCCGCCAGCGGCGTGTCACCAGGCCCATGTGTATTTTCGGCGCCGTTCCGAACAACGCCCCCGTGCTGTCGAAGGGCAAGCTGGCTGACGTAACCTGGAACGGCAAAACTGACAAGCGTGGCATCACCATTCACCACGTCGGCACCGTGGCTGCGAAGCACTATCTGTATAGCCGCCTCTCCGCCGATGCGGAGCGCGCTGTCGAGACGCGATTGGTGCATTTCAGCGATGAGTTGCCGGATGAATACTTCCCCGGTTTGGTGTCGGAGGTCTACAACCCGGTGAAGAACCGATTCGAGAAGAGGGTTACACGTAACGAGCCGCTGGACACTTGGGTCTATGCATACGCCGCCGCGCATCACCCGGAGGTCCGCCTGCATCGCTACACGCGTGCAGACTGGGACGTTTTGGAGGCCCGCCTGCTGCTGACCGTGAACAGTGCTGATTCCCGTGAAACAGAGACAGCGCCGGTCGATGTCGAGGCGAAGAGTGTTTCGCGTGGAACGCAACAGGTCCGTCCGCGTAGCAGCGGGCTGGCGCGAGATGGATGGGCGCTCTGATGGCGAAACGTACCGAGTCAGCCGAAGAGTTGAGGGAGCGGATCCTGGCCGCGATGCGGGCCGACATCGGTATCAGTGAGCGCATGGCGCTTCCGTTCGTTGAATCGGTGATGCAGTGCTTTGCAGGCGAGCGACCATACTTCCCTGCGGCGCCTCGTGCCTATCCCACGGCTGAGATACGGGCCGCGCTGGTGGCTGGGATTCCCGTGAAACAGGTCATGTCGAAGTTTGACCTTTCTCGCGCGAAGCTACATGACCTGTTCCCGGGTGGGCTACCAAGGGGCAATAAAAAGAAACTGTCCACGACTTTGACAAAAGTGGAGACAAATTAGTTTTACAGCCTTTGTAGATCAGTGGGTTGCGAGTGCCACTGTCCACGAGTTTGCCTAGAACGTGGACAGTTGGGTGCCTAGCCTATGTAGTCATGAAGACTGCTCAGGAAATGCTGGATTTCTACATCGACGCGGAGGTCGCCGTCCTTTCGGGCCAGACCGTTCGCATCGGTGATCGCCAGTTGACCCGGGCGGACCTGGCTGAGATCCGTTCCGGTCGGAAAGAGTGGCAGGCTGCGGTCCTGCGTCCAGGCTCGGTCGCCGGTCGGCGGGCACGCTGGGCCAACGCCGATTTCGGTGGGGTGACTTGATGCCCTCCGCGCAGATCGCCAAGGCACGATTGGGCGCCGCTCTCGGCGCCGATCGCGCCGTTCAATTGGCGCGGGCTCAGATGGCCCCGGTAATCGCCCGCGCGCACGAAGTCACGCGCCCGTCGCGAAACCGAAAGCTGGCGAGGGACTGGGGCAGCGGCAATGCAATCGCAGGCATGGATGCGCGCCAGCTCCGCGATCAGGCCCGCCATCTGGAGCGCGACCTGGATCTGGCGGACAACGCGCTGAACGTCCTCGTGCAGAACACGGTTGGCTCAGGCATCGACGTGCTTTCTGCACCTCGACTTCCTGGGCAGCCGATCAACCGCGAACTGGCATTGCAGCTGGATGACCTCTGGGATGCTTGGTGGGACGCACCCGAGGCCACCCGGACGCACGACTACGGTATGTGCCAGCAGCTGCTGGCACGCAGCTGGTTCCGCGATGGTGATGCGTTCTATCAGGATCTGATCGGCACCGTGCCGTACTTCGAGCACGGCACTGCAGTGCCTTATAGCTTCGAGATGCTGGAAGCCGACCTGGTGCCGCTGGACTTCAACGATCCGGCGCGCAACATCCTTCAAGGTGTGGAGCGCAACGCCTGGGGCCGGCCTATCGCGTTCCACGTCTACAAGAGTCATCCGGGCGATCCGATGGGTACGCGGCTGGAGACCAAGCGGGTTCCTGCCGAATTCATGCACTGCATCGCGCTGATGAAGCGCCTGCACCAGGTGCGAGGGCTCAGCGTGTTCGCGAGCGCCATGTCCCGCTTCGAGGACGTGAAGGACTACGAAGAGTCCGAACGCATTGCTGCCAAGGTGGCGGCGTCGATGACGTTCCAGATCAAGAAGGGCAGTGGCGAGCAATACGGCGCGGATCTGGGCGGCCAGGCCATCCTCCAGGACGGTGTTCCGATTCGTGAGCTGCGCCTTGCCCCCGGTGCGATCTTCGATGATCTGTTGCCTGGCGAGTCGATTGAGAGCCTCGGTACCGACCGGCCGAATCCCAATGCCGCCACTTGGCGCAAGGAACAGTTGCGCGCAGCTGCCGGCGGCATCGGCGTGAGCTATTCCAGCCTGTCGCTGGACTACAACGGCACCTATTCGGCGCAGCGTCAGGAGCTGGTCGAGAAGTGGGGCAGCTACCTGATGCTGGCCGAACGCTTCATTGCCCTGTGCGTGCGACCGCAGCGCATGCGTTTCGTGGAGGCATGCGTGCTTTCGGGCCGCGTGCGCCTGCCCCGTGGCTGGACGCTGCGGGACCTGGCCGCCTCCACGTACGTTCGCCCGGTGATGCCGTGGATTGATCCGTTGAAGGAGGCCTACGCACGTGGCGAGGCGGAGGACCGCGGCTGGGTGTCGCCGCAGCAGAACACGCTTCAGTACGGCAATAACCCCGCTGAGGTCCTGCGTCAGCGTCAGGACTGGCAGGAACAGACCCAGACCCTTGCGCCGCCGGCGCCCAACACCAGTGCAGAAGCGCGTGCCCAAGTCTTGGGCCAGCTGACGCGCGATCTCTCCAGGAGCGAATGACATGCGTGCACGCCTGTTGGCCAGCGCGATCCAGAACACCGTCCGCGCGGACGCGGCAACCGAAGCCGAGCTCGGCCCCGCCCTGTATCAGGTCCGGGCAGAGGGCGAGGTCGCCGATGTGATGATCTATGGCGCCATCGGTGGCTACCTGTTCGAAGAGTCGGTTTCCGCTGCCGACCTGGTCGAGCGGATCGGCCAGATCACGGCCGGCACCATTCATGTGCGGCTGAACAGTGTCGGTGGTGTTGTCGCCGATGGCATGGCAATCCACAACGCGCTGCAGGCCCATCCGGCGCACAAGATCGTCACCGTGGAAGGGCAGGCCGCTTCCATCGCCTCGCTGATCCTGCAGGCCGGAGATGAGCGCCGGGTCTATGCCAGCTCCCTGGTCATGGTTCATGCGCCACGCGCCGTGGCTGCTGGCAGCGCTACCGCATTCCGCCAGAACGCAGACGCGCTGGACGCGCATGCCTCGGCCATGTTGGAGGCCTATGCGGCCCGCTCCGGCCGACGTGAGGAGATGGAGCGACTGCTTACCGACGACGCCGACCATTGGTTCTCCGGTCCGCAGGCCGTCGATGCCGGTCTGGCCGATCTGGTGGTGGACGCCGATCCCGGTGCCACGGCCATGTGGTCGTCGGCATCCACCGTTGCCATCAGCGGCTATCTGCAGTCCATCGAAGGCGCTGGCGCGCCCGTGTTGTCCCAGCTGCGTCGGAGCATTGCCGCCAGCCTCTCTCCGCAAGTATTCGCCTCGCTTCCCGAGGTCAGCCAGTCGGCCGTGATCGGCCATATCGAGGATCCAACCATGAAGAAGCAGTACAGCGCCATCCTCGCGAACGCCGGTCGACAGAACCCGGCAGTCGCAACCACCGCTGCCACGCCAGCCACCCCGGTCGTCGCTGCGGCTCCCGCTCCAGCGCCGGCCGCGGGCGATCCTGTCCAGGCTGCTCTGGGTGCATTGCGTGAGCGCAATGCCCAGATTCAGGCCATCGCGCTGCCCCACATGGGCAACGCGCAGGTCCGTGAGTACGTGGATGGCGTGATCGCGCAGGCGGACTCCAACATCACCGCCGATGCGGTGGGCCGCCACATCCTGGCGCTGCTGGGCAGCAATGCAAGTCCGCTCAATGGCGGAGCGGCTGTTACTGCTGGTACAGATCAGCGCGATCTGACCCGCGCGGCCATGTCCAACGCGATCCAGGCTCGTGCCGGCTTGGTCCAGGCGACGGACGGTAATGCCTTCCGTGGCATGTCCATGACCGAGATCGCCCGAGCCTGCGTGCAGCAGGCCGGTGTGGACACCCGTGGTATGGAGCGCCTGGAAGTGGTCGGTATGGCGTTCACCCACAGCAGCTCGGACTTCCCGCAGCTGCTGGGCGACGCCTCGCGCCGGGCGCTGCTGCAAGGCTACCAGGAGGTTGAAGAAACCTTCGACCAGTACACCCGAGCGGTGAACGTGGGTGATTTCAAGCCGACCAACTTGGTCGGACTGGGCGCATTCTCGGATCTGGACATTGTTCCGGAGGGGGGCGAGTACAAGCAGGGCTCGTTCTCTGAGCAGTCGCAGGCCATGAAGATCGTTACCTACGGCAAGCTGTTCACCATCACCCGCCAGGCCATCATCAACGACGACTTGGGAGTGTTCGGCGACGTGCCGCGCAAGATGGGCCAGGCTGCACGCCGCACGCTCGCGAAGGCGGTGTTCGACCTCATCAACAGCAATCCGGTCCTGGCTGACGGCAAGCGCCTGTTCCACGCTGACCACAAGAACCTGCTGCCGGCTGCGCTGATCAGCACTGCCAGCGTAGGCGCGATGCAGGCTGCGATGCGCCTGCAGAAGGATGCTGACGGCAATCTCATCCAGGTGCCGATGCGCGGCCTGTTGACGCCGGTGGCGCTGAGTGGCCTGGCAAAAACCGTGCGTACCGCCCAGTTCGCCGTGGGTGCGGGCGTTGGCAGCAACGACCCCAACATCGTGCGCGAGACCTTCGAAGTCTGGGACGACGGGCGTCTGGACGCCAAGGATGCACAGGCCTGGTACGGCATCTCCAACCCCGCCTACGTAGACGGGATCGTGGTGGGCTACCTCGACGGCAACCAGACGCCGTATCTGGAGCAGCACCAGGGCTTCACCGTCGACGGCGTGTCCTGGAAGGTGCGCCTGGATGCGGCGCCGGCCATTGCGGACTACCGCGGCATCTACAAGAACCCGGGTAACCCCTGACCGTCTCGCATCGAGGTCGCCGCACTAGCGGCGGCCTCCCGAACCCCCTCACGCATCCGGAGAGTATTTATGAAGAACGCACATCAGGACGGCCGCGTGCTCGATGTGACCCTGGCCGCTGACACCAAGAGTGGCGAGCTGGTGGTACAGGGCAAGCTGGTTGCCGTCGCTGTCACCGATGGCAAGGCCGGCGAGATCATTGCGACGCATGTCGAAGGCGTTTTCGAGGTCCCCAAACTGCCCGCCGCCGTGTTCGCTGTCGGCGCCACTGTCAACTGGGACACCGCTGCCGGCCACGCGATCGCTGCTGCTGCTGGTGCTGGCCAGGTTGGCGACATCGGCTTCGCAGTCTACCCGGCAGCAGCCGGTGCGCTGACCGTTTTCGTCCGGTTGACCCCGGGCTCCGCCGCAGCAGGCGCGTAACCGAACAGGCCGGCACCGCTCACATACGCCCGGGTGGCGTGAGCGGTGCCGGTTCTTCAATAGCGACAACGGGGGATGGCATGGGCACCACCAGCACGCCGCGCGGCGTACGCAACAACAATCCTGGCAACATCGACCGTACCAGCACGCCGTGGCAGGGTGAGGATCGGTCCGCCGCGGCCATCGCGCGCGAGCAGCGCTTCTGCGTGTTCCTGACCCCGCAGGCCGGGTTCCGCGCTCTGGCGAAGACCCTGCTCACGTACCAGCGCAAGCACGGCCTGCGCACGGTGAAGGAGATCATCGGGCGTTGGGCACCCCCGGTGGAGAACGATACTGGTGCATACGTCCGGCAGGTTGCCACTGCGGTGGGCGTTGCGCCTTCGGAAGTCATCCGCCTGGATAACGCGGTCACCCTGAGCCGTCTGGCTACCGCAATCGCCCGGCACGAGAACGGCGGCATGTACTGGCGGCCCGACGTGATCAATGCCGGCGTTGCTGAGGCGCTGAAGTGATTGGGGGCGTTGAGGGGGCTGGCGCTCCTTGGTGGCTGGCTGCCAGCGCAGTCGCGCTTTGGCTGCTCCGAGAGACGTGGGGTGCGGTTTTGGCGCGCCGCAAAGAGCGCACCGAAACCGACGCCAATGTAGATCTGCTCAACGGGCTCGTTGAGCGGGTGAAGTCGTTGGAGACCTCCCAGGCGGAGGTGGTCAAGCAGTACAACGAAGAGGTTCGCTTGCGCATGAAGGCGCAAGAGGATGCTCATCGGCTGAGGCTTCGCGTCATCTCGCTGGAGTCCGCTCTCAAGCAGTTGGGAGTGGTCGTCCCCCCCGTCGAGGAGCCGGTGGCATGAATCGGGTGCTTCTGGCGCTGCTGCTTGGCTTGAGCGTCCTGGTCATCTGGCAAAGGGGTTCGGTTGCCCAAGCACACCGGGCTGCTGACGTAGCCTCGGCTGCCCGAGACAAAGCTCGCGATGAGCGTGATGCCGCCAATACGGCACTGGCCGAGGCGAATGACGTGCTTGCAGCGGAACGTGCAAGCGCTCAAGCAGCCAATCACCTGGCTGCCACATATGAAAAGGAAAAGAACGATGCACAGAAAGCCTCTGATCGCCTTATCGCTGATCTTCGCGCTGGCAACCAGCGCCTGCACCAGCGTTGGCAGGCGTCCATCGCCACCGCTGAGCTGTCCGCGGCCGCCGCTGCCGCTAGCCAGTCTGATGGTCGAGCCGACGACCGAATCGAAAGTGCGGGCCGAGTTGTTGGCGCCGCCGCCCAGTGCGACGCCCAGGTGAGGGCACTGCAGGCTTACGCGATGCTGTGTTCGGGAGGTGCGCGGTGAGCGAGGTCGACTTCCTTCGCGATCTGGATGGCACGTTGCACGCCGCCTTTTCGCTGGCGGGCATGGCATCGCAAGGTCGGTACACGACCAAGGATGGTCCGACCACCGAGGGCGTGCGTGCCTATGTGGAGCGCGACGTTGAGACCATCGGTGAACTGCGCCAGTTCAGGTCAGGCCGTGTGGAGATCGCGTACTTGCGTTCGGACGTGACGCCTGACCAGGGCGATCGCTTCGAGTTGGTTTCGAGTGCGTTCGGTACTGAGGTCTTCGTCAACAGTAAGAAGATCAGTGATGACGGCTCGCAGAGCCGCTGGCTGGTGAGCCGTGGCTGACCTGGCAGAGCCGCTGTCGTGGCAGCTGGTGGAGTTCCTGGCTGCTCGCGTCCGCCTGATCTCGCGCAGCAGTGGCTTCCGCACCGACATCGGTGCGGGCGCCGTAATCATCGATGAAGCCGAGATCAGCGAGGACAGCACCGAGCCAGCAACGATCATCTCTGTCCGCCAGCTTTCGCGCAGTGGTGGTGGTGTGGCCCAGTCCAGTTCCGACGCGGCCATCACCATCGAGTTCGAAGTTCCGCGTGGCAGCGATGAGGCGAATCCCAGGCTGCTCGTTCATCGCGCGCGCCACGACTTGATCCGCGCCCTGACGTTCAAAGAGAAGTCGCTGCCGCTGGGGGTGACCAGTTTCGAGCTGCTCGAAACCCAGCTGGCGACCCTAGAGGACGATGCCGGGCATACCGCCGTAGTCGCTCAGATCACCGCGCGGGCTGGTCTGACCGAGACCTTTGAGCCCGTGTCCAACCCGTAAAGGAACCAGAACCATGGCACAGCCAAAAGTCCGCAAATTCGCAGGTGACCTGCGCTTCTGGGAGCACGGCTCCGAGGGCGTTCGCGTCCCGGTCATCCCCGAGCCCGCCGACAAGTTCGGCAATCAGCCCCTGGAGCAGTCCTCGCTGACCTTCAGCTATGAAGCCGGCGATTCGGTGGAGATCAAGAGCAAGCGACGTGATGCTCGCTATCAGCAGATCATCCATAAGGACTCGAATCCGGGCGTCACCAACGTCTCGATTACCGCGCTGGAAGTGCCGCCGGCCTTCTTGGCTCGCATGCTGTATGGCACCCTGGTCAACACCACCGTGGCCGCCGGCTCGGCAAACGCTGTGTCGGTCACTGTTGGCAGCGTGGATACCCCCGTCAAGCTGCCGCACAACTTCATCGAAGCAACGCCGGCCCCGGTGTTCAAGAAGGGCGAAGTGGACCTGGTGAAGGGCACCGACTATGACCTCGAGCCCCGTCATGGTTTGCTGATCCCCAAGAAGGGTGGCGCGCTGCAGGCCGGCGATGTTGTGGCTGCCGACTACAGCTTCGATGCCTATCTGGAAACCGCGATCAGCGGCGGCACAACCCCGAGCAAGTCGTTCCAGGTCTTGGGCGATATGCAGGACCGCATCAGTGGCGACGAAGGGCTGCTAACGATACCCAATGTCGACCTGACCGTCGATGGCGACGTTGACTGGTTCAGCGATGAGCCGATTCAGGTGACCTTGACTGGCCCGGTCATCTTCCAGGCCGGCGAAACCGATCTCTATACCTTCAAGATCGCCGCGCAGTCGGCGGGCTGAGCATACCGGTGACTTCGGCTAGGGGAGGGTGCCTGGAAGGCGCCCTCCCGGTTTGAAACAGGAAGGGCACTGTGGCATCCAATCGCAACAACAACCTGCTCAAGTACTACGTCAGCGGCCGGCGGGCAAAAGGCTTCCATGGCCTGACCGACCTGGCCGGCGAGGTGCTGAATCGGTACGACATGTCGGTGCAGCGGGCGTTCGTTGGTCTGCAGCGCCGGGCTGGGCCGGCTACAGCGCAGGAGGTCCGTGCCTCTTACAACATCCGCGCCTCTGCGCTGCGCGGGAAGTATCGCGTGGAGACGGGCGAGCGCGGCTACAGCACCGGCAAACGTGGGAGGGATGACTTCCTTTCGATCTGGGCCAGCACGCGGCAGATCTCGCTGATCGAGTTCGGTGGTCGCTGGGCTGGTCGTAGATCCCGAGGTGCCACGGCCGGCATTGGCGTGGGCGAGTCGAAGACCTACGACGGCGCCTTCATTGCGACGATCAAGGGCCGCAGGGCCATCCGGGTGCGTAGCTGGGATCGGGCGCAGCAAAAGCGCCACGGCCGTGGTCCCGTTCGCATCCTCCGTGGGCCCAGCCCGTTCGAAATGCTGTCGGGCGCTGATGGCAACAGCCGTGCCCTGGAGGCACGTCGCCGGCTGATCGAACGCTTCCACACCACCTACCTGACTGAACTGCGCCGCCAGTGGCGCGTCAACGGAAGCTCCAATGGCTGATCGGCTGGAAGAAGCAATTCGGGTCGTCATCGAAACGCAGGGCCGCGAGGGCGTGGATGAACTGCGCGCGGCGTTTGGCGATCTGGGGGATGTCTCGGTCGAGACCGCTGGCAAGGCGACGAAGCTGCTCGACTCGCTTACTGGGCTGAACGAGGCGGCGGCGAAAGCGGATGCCTTCGACGGCATGCTGGCCGATCTCGCGGAGCTGGAAAAGCAGTTTGATGACAATCAGAAGGCCGCGCTGGCGCTCAGCCTCGGCATCGTGGAGATGGAGAAGCCCTCCCGCGAGGTACTGGCAGCCCAGCGCGACCTTCGTAAGGAAGGCGAGCGCCTGAAGAAGGCGCTCAACGAGCAATGGGACGCGGTAGGCAAAGCCGACGACGAGCTTTCGTCGCTCGGCGTCAACACCGCGAACCTGGCCGATCACCAGCAGCGCCTGCGTATCGAGGCGACCCGCAGCGCGGCAGCGCTCACTGAGCAGGCCCGGGCCGCTGCGGCAGAGGCCGAGGCGGGGCGTCGGCGCAAGCAGCAGATCGAGGAAGGCGAGGCTGCCTTCCGCAAGCAGGCTACTACCAGCAGGGCGGCCGCGAAGTCGTTGGCTGAGTACAGGGAGCGCGCCGCTGATGCCGCCGCCGGCAGCGGCGACCTGGCAAACGCGACGGAGAGCACGGTCAGCTTGTTCGGCAAGCTCAAGGCGGTCGCCGCTGGTGCGATCGCGTTCGTCGGCCTGAACCGAGTGGTTGATGGCATCAAGGCCATCGTGAAGGAGGGCAGCGACGCTGAGCAGGAATTGGCTCAGCTGGAAGCGGCCTTGCACGCCACGGGGCGCACCAGTGAGTTCACCGCGCAGAGCCTGGCCGCTATGCGCCAGCAGCTGCAGAGTGGGCTGTTTGACGATGGGCAGATCAGCGCCGCCCAGGTGCGTCTGCTGTCCTACACCAACATCGTGGGCGAGCAGTTCCCGGCAGCGATGCAGATCACCATCGACCAGGCCCAGCGGCTGGGCATGTCGCTGGAGCAGTCTGCCGAGGTCGTAGGCAAGGCTCTGCAGACGCCGTCGAAGGCAATGGAGAGCCTGAGCAAGCAAGGCTTCACGCTGGATGACAGCCAGAAGTCGCTGATCAAAAGTCTGGAAGCGACCGGTCAGGTGGCTAAGGCTCAGGCGATCATTCTCGACCTGCTGGCCGAGTCGTATGGTGGCGCGGCTGCAGCGGCGAAGGTGGGCACCATCGCAGGCCTGTGGAAGACGGCCACCGATCGCTACAAGGATTGGAAGCAGGAGGTCGCAGACCAGGGCGTGCTGACCTACTTCAAGGAACAGCTCACCACCCTGCTGACCACCCTGGACCGACTGGCCGCCGATGGCAGCCTGTCGCGCTGGGCCAAACAGACCGCCCAAGCCATCATCACCATGGCAGAGGCGGTGAAGGGCACGACGCAGTGGGTTGTGGACCATGCTCGCGTGATCGGCCTGATGGCTGCTGCGTATGCGCAGTTCAAGATCGTGGGGGCCCTGCTCCAGCTGAACGCGTGGCGCGCGGCGCTGATCGCAACCACGAACGCGCAGATTGCCAACAATGCAGCGGTCGCAAGCGGCAGCCGGGGAATCGGTCGGTTCGGTGCGTTGCTGCGCGGTTTGCCGAAGGCAGTCCCCATTACTGTCGCCGTCCTGGGGCTCGAAGCGGCGATGGGCGGTCTGGATGTCCTCAAGACCGTGGCGCAGGACATTTGGAAGCAGCACGACCCGGCGCTGAAGCGTGCCGGTGAAGCGCAGCGCGCTTACATCAGCCAGGTCCGCGATTCGGCGCTGCAACTGCGTGAACAGGCAGTGTCCTTCGTTGCATACCGTGACGTGGTTATCAAGTCAGCCGAGGAAGTCGCCAAGCTGGGCGAGGCGGAGCGGCAGGCTTACGAGAAGCGCCTGTCCGGTCTGGAGCAGTACCTCACGGCGCAGGAAGGCTTCCTGCTGATGCAGCAGAAGGCCGGCGTCGCGACGGCTGAGCAGCTGCAGCAGCTGGGTCAGGTCACGCAGAAGTTGCTGGAGGTGTCGACGGGGTTTGCGGCGCTCCGGGGTGGCGTCCAGACTGCTGCGGACGCGCTCACGAACCGCATCGGCCCGGCAGCACAGCTTGTGGTGCAGCAGTTGGCGGGGATCGACGGGAACGCCAAGCTCGCGAAGGAATCGATCGGCAAGGTGTTCGAAGGGCTCAACTTTGCAGACACTGCGAGCCTGGAGGCGGTCGGAGCGGCGTTGGGCTACATCGCCTCCCAAGGCGCTGCCGCAGAGCGCAATGTGCGCGATGGGTTGCTGGAGACGCTGAAGAAGCTCTCCGGGGAGGAGCTGCTCCGCTTCCAGGCATCGGCCCAGTCGGCATTTGAGGCAATGCCGCAAGGCGCCACCAATGCCGCCGCCGTGCTGCAGACCACGCTTGTTACTGCGATGGAGCGGCTTGGTGTTTCCGCATCGCGCATGGGCGTCAGCTTCAGCGCTGGTGGCAAAGATGCGATCGCCGCTTTCGGTGCGGTGGCTGAGAGCGCGATCGCGACCGGCGTCCAAATCGAGACGGCCTTCAAGGCAGCGCTTGGCAAGGTCGCGACACTGGACGAAGCACGCACGCTGGGTGCGCTGCTGGAGTCAGCAGGGCGGCAGGGCAAGGTCGGCTTCGATGCGGCCGCGCGGTCGGCTGCAGCGCTGAACGCTCGTATCCGCGAGATTCAGGTTGCCATTGACCCGCTGGCCGACGAATTTGCCCGGCTTGGCATCCAGTCCCAGGCGTCGCTCAATGCGACGCGCGACGCCGCCAAGAGCGCCTTCGAAGCGATCCGTGACGGCGCGGCGCGCGGCAAGGCCTCTGTGGAAGACGTTCGTCGCGCCTTCCGTGCATATGCCGACGCAACCCGTGCTGCAGCTGCAGACAGTGACCAGTGGCGCCGGGACAACGTCGACAGCCAGCTCGCGGTTCAGGAATCGATCTACGACACCGAGCGCAGCATGCAGCGGCTAGGCGATGTGAGCGACGTGGCAATGCGGCAGCTGCAGGACGGTGCCAGCCGCAGCCGCGAGCGGCTGGAGGAGGTGCGCGAGAGCGCGGGAGGTGCGGCGGACCAGGTTGACCGGGTAGGGAGTAGCTCCGAACGAATGGGCAAGCAGATGGGGCAGGCCGGGGCCGCTGCGCAAGGAATGGCGTTCAGCATTGGCGAGGTCTCCGAATCGGCGTTGCAGGCAATGCGCAAGCTCAGCGGCCCCAACCCGCTTGTGCAGTTTGCTAATGCGCTGAACCGGGTTACTGACCAGCGCAAACAGCTGGCCGAGTACAAGGCAGAGCTTCAGGCGACCGCCGAGGCTGAGGACGAACTCTCCAAAGCAGCGAAGGAACGGCTGGCAGGGCAGTTCGACTACGTGGGCAAGGGTGAAATCGCAGAGGTGGCGCAACTGGAGGCCCAGGTCGTGCGTCAGCGGCAGCAGCGAGATCAGGAAGCCGCCGCCGCGCTCGCCGAGCGTCGCAAGCAGGCTGAAGCTGAGGCAGAGGCTCAGGCGAGGGCGGACGCCGCCCGTATCGGCAGCAACGGCAGCAATGAACAGGTCATCGTCATTGACTGGAAGCTGCCTTCGAAGGAGGTGGTGGCCGGTGCCACCGCAGCCGAGGTGCAGCAAGCGCAGCGCCTCGCGGGCCTCGTCGCTCCCTTGGTCCTGCGCCAGGTTCAGCAAAGCAGGGCCGTTTCTGTGCGGGGGCGTGGCTGATGACCCGCATTGTTCTTGCCGGAATCGAACTGCCGGCCGACCTTCAATGGACCGACGAGTTCACAGCCTGGAAGGTAGGGCAGCAGGCGCGTACAAGCCTGACGGGTGCCTTGATCGTTCAAGAGTCTGCGCGACAGGCCGGGCGGCCGATCACGCTTCAGACAACCCGGGACGGTACCGCCTATGTCGGTGTCGTCAGTCTCCCCGTGCTGCGGGCGCTGCAGGCCAGTGAGAGCGAGGCCCGCCTGGCGCCGCTGGATCTGATCATGCCTGCCCACAACAGCGGCGAGCGGTCGTTCCAGGTGAGATGGCGCCGCACCGATGGACCGGCCATCGAAGTCGACCCCACCCGCTTTGCTGTCCCCGCGCTTGATGCGGATCTCTTCTCCATCACCCTTCGCCTCATGACGGTGTAATCCATGACGATTCTTGCTACCGATATCAAGCTGCGGCAGTCGCAGCGCTTGACCGATAACCCTGATGGCGGTGGCCGCATGGTTCAGACCGAAATCGTTGACGGGGCGATGAACAACCTGTTCCCGGATATCGGTGATGAAGAGCGAACTACCGGCCGAACCACTCTCCGCAAGATGTTTGTGCATGTGGATACGCCCGCACCGGACGTCCTGAAGGACGCGATCGCGGTGCTGATTGATCCGCCCGCAGACCCGCGCGTGACCGTCACGATGTTTGCGACGGGCTCCTACAGTGACGTGCGCATTGATGCCAAGAACCGCGTGGAGAGCTACATCACACGCGGCACGGAGTCCCGCTTTGTACTGCTCGGCAACCACTTCAGCGGCCAGATGACCATCCAGGTCTACGCAATGAAGGACGCACCTAGCCCTGACATCAACGACAACTTCTCGCTGCTGACGCTCGCCAGCTCCGGGCATGATCCGGCCGAACAGTATGTGCGAGTCAAAGGCGTGCTTTCCCGAACGACACGGACCTTTACGGACGACCAAGGGGCATTTGAGCGGGATGTCTTGGTGATCGAGCTGGTGAACGCGTTGCTGCGCGATTTCTACGGCCAGGAGGTGGTGCGGTACTCGGCCACCAAGCCCGCGACCAGGATCTACGAGACCAATGTGGTGGAGGCGACGAGCTATCACAGCGTCAAGCGCCTCACCGTCGCTGGGAAGCCGGGCGATCTGGCTGTGCAGGTCGATACCCCGTACGTCTCCATCGTTCCTACCTCCACGGCCGAAACCCCGGTCAGTGACGTGCTGGCCGGCATGGGCACCATCAGCCAGGTCCCGTCCGGCCCTGCCGGCAGCCTCGGCCAGAACTACAGTGCAAGCTTTGCTGCTGGCGTGCCGGTCAGTCGATACCTCGGTACTGGGTTGGTGGTGGGCGCAGTAAGGGTGGTCGCAGGCAGTGTCGAACTCACCGACGACGGTACTGGCGGGCTCGCTTCCGCAGTGGCGACGCCCTGGAGCGGTACGGTCGACTATCAGAGCGGGGTCGTGGCGTTGACGCACGCGAGCGGCGTAGGCATTACCAGTGTCAGCATCACCGCGTCCCCAGCGGGCTCCATCCCCATGCAGGGATTCACCGATGAGATTGAGGTGACGCAAAACAACCAGGGCATGGTCTGGCTGTTCCAGCTGACCCCGCTGCCCGCCCCGGGTACGGTGGTAGTCGACTACCGCGCCCTGGGCCGCTGGATCAGGCTCACCGACAACGGCCGCGGCCGTCTGCTCGGCAAGCCTGGTCAAGGCACCGGAACCATCAACTACCAGACCGGCTCTGTCGTGGTAACCGCCGGCGCGCTGCCGGATCTGAAGAGCAGCATCATCTCCAACTGGGGCACGCCCATCATCGCGGAAGCCCGGGTCGGCGATACCGCCATCCTGCCACCGGCGCTCCGCTTTGTGCTGGGAGAGGGCTCGGCGGTTCCCGGGACGGTGCAGCTGACGTTGCGAGTTGGCGGTGCCAATGTGGCGGTCACCGACAACGGGAACGGCGGCTTGCTGATCGGTGGGCAGGTTCGTGGACAGATCAGCTACTCGACCGGCGAGATCTCGCTCCGGCCGCTGAGTCTGCCTGATGCGGACAGTCAGCTCTCGATCGCCTACGACTGGGGGCAGCCGCTACACGCAGCGCCGCAGCCTGTTCCGGACGCGGCTGGGATCGTCTCGTTCACCCTGCCGCAGGGACCGGTGAGGCAGGGCACAGTGCTTCTCGACTGGCTTGTGAGTGTGCGGCGCGATCGCGATGACCTGTCGTCGGCCCCTCAGGCGATGCGGGTTATCGCCAAGGATGATGGCGCAGGCAACCTGGTGGGCGTTTCGGTTGGGGATACGGCCTTCAGCACAGTGCTGGGCGCCGTGAACTACAGCACGGGCGCGGTCTCGCTGCAGGCGGGGAAGTTCATGGTCCGTCAGGTTTCCTATCCCGTGTACGAGATCCGCTCCGGGCGTCTGAAGGTGGTTGGCTACGAGCGCCTAGACGTGCTGGCGCAGTTCTCCGCCGGCAGTATCGTTTCAGCCGGTTGGATGCTCGCCGGCGAGGCCGCCCAGTCTGCGCAGGAGGTCATGCCGCTTCCTGCGGTCCAGCTGCAGCTCACCCCGACGATCAGCGACAGCATCGTTCCGGGCAGCGTCCGCTTCGCATTCCGTGGGCGAACGTACGTTGACCGTAGCGGCGGTCTGTATCACTCCATCGATCCCGCCACCGGCTCGGGCATCTACGCAGGCACGATCGACTACGCGGCGGGTGTGGTGAACCTGGTGCAGTGGCTGGCAGGCGGCGAGAACACTGTCCAGATCCAATCCCTCCTGACCCGGATCGCCGACCCGGGCGTGGCCGTCAGCTTCTTCCGTGCGCCCGGTTCACCGCTGCGGCCAGGCATGTTCACGCTGCGCGCGACCCGCATCGACGGTGAGCTGCTCACGGTGACTGCGGACATCAACGGTGTGCTGTCAGCTGCGGAAATTCGTGGCAAGGTCGATTGGGAAAGTGGTGTGGTCAAGGTTCAGTTCGGCCAGCTGGTGCCCGTGGCCGGGAACGAGGGCAAGCCCTGGTTTGATCCCGATCAGGTTGAGGGGGATCAGGTCTGGAGACCGACGCTCGTGCTGCCGGGCACGATCTATATGGGCGCGGTCGTGTATCGATCGATTCCGCTGTCGGAGGTGGTGATTGGCTTGTCGTCTGTGCGTCTGCCCAGCGACGGTCGTGCGCCGGCGTTCAAGCCGGGGCAGACCGTGCTGATCCACCACACGGCTAAGCACGTGGTGCCATCGCCGCAAGCGGGACAGCTGGTCGCCTTTGGTCGCGGCAGGATTGCAGGCATTGAAGTTCGTGACGCGGCCGGGCGTCCGGTCGACGCCGCATGGTTCACTGCTGATCTGGATGTTGGCAATCTGCGCTTCAGTGACCCGCTGAACCTGGCCGCGTACACGCTGCCACTGACGATCAGCGAGCGCGTCGAAGACCGGCGTTTGGTGGTTCAGCCTCAGATCACCGGTGAGATCGAGATCAACACCTCCCTGACGCACGACTATCCGGTGGGAGAGTCGATGATCAGCACCGCGCTGCGGTTGGGCGAGGCCAATGGATCGCTGGATCTGCAGGCGCGTGTGGTGAGTCTGTTCGACCAGGCTGCATGGACCAACGTCTGGGCCGATTCCCCGAGCGGTAGCGTCGCTCCCGGCACCTACAACGACACGGACTATCCGCTCGCGGTGACAAACAAGGACGCGATCACTGAGCGTTGGGCGGTTCGGTTCACCAGTGCAACGCAGTTTGAGGTGATCGGCGAGACGGTCGGCACGATCTCTACCGGAAACACCACGACGGATCTCGCGCCCATCAATCCTCGTACTGGGCAACCGTACTTCGTGATGAATAAAGAGGGTTGGGGCACTGGTTGGTCTACGAACAACGTCGTTCGCTTCAACACCGTGGGTGGGTTGGCGCCCGTATGGATGATGCGCACGACGTTGCCCGGTACGCCGGAGGGCGCGACCGACTCCACCCGTTTCCAAGTCATTGGCAATATTCCAGGCGAGTAACCATCTATGAGTCTTGTACCCACCGTTTACGAAAGCACCGATCCGGGAGCACCACAGCTTACCGGTCAGGTCGGTAGTCTGATTGCGCTCCTAGATGCCGTGCTGGTCGATGGATATGGGGTTGGGGCGGAACACAAGAGCGGGGCCGGCTGGAGCCGTGCCTTTAGCGCCCCGAATGTTCGGGCTTACCGGGGCAGTTTGACTACCGGTAGTGGATACTACCTGCAGATCGATGACACGGCGTCTGTTGGCAACGCCCGACATGGATGGGCTAGGGGATACGAAGCGATGACTTCCGCACTGGTCGGAAGTAATCCCGTTCCAACTATTGCTCATCGTGCGAATGGCATCCTGCTACCAAAATCTACAACTCTTGACTCCGTAGCAAGGCGTTGGAGAGTGATCGCGAACGAGCGGTTCGTGTACTTGTTTGTTGACACCAGAGGAGCCGGAAGCCTGTTCTGCTGGTTTGCCGGTGATTGCGTCAGCTACAAGCCGGGAGACGCGCACGCTTTTGTCGTTTCTTGCGTAAACGCGAGCTCATGGACCGGTGGATATTCGGATAATCCTCTTCTGTTGAGTTGGATGCTCTATAACTATGAGGCCAGTCCAACGTCGTGCAGTTTGTATATTGCTAGATCACATACTGGTGCTGTCGGAGCCGTTCCGTGCGCACACTTTGGTTCGCTGTCGCCGGGTGCAATGTTTGGCGGATCCGGTGGCGGCGCATATCCAAGTCCCATCAATCAGGGGTTGGTCTACGAGCCTGCTAGGTTCAATAGCATTGCATACGGTCCTCGCGGAGAATTGCCCGGTATGCTGGCCCCTATGCAGAACATCGTTGCAGCCGATTATTTGCTAGATGGGCAGATTATTGAGGGATTAAACGGTGTAGTTACGGACCGAGTCATTGTGGTTCGGACGAATCGTGCTTGCAGCATCGATCCGGGCGCTAGCGTTCGGGGCGCTGTATTGATTCGTATCAGTGAGGGGTGGGGGGAATGAATGCACTGGGGCTCACGATGTTCGTGTCAAGACCGGTCGATGTGTGTGGGCGTGGAATTATTGGAGGCATGGGGCCGGATGCTGAGGGTGTGGACGGCCGTTTGCGCAAGCTCAATCAGCCATTTCGCGGCAGGGTGTTGGTAATCGAGCGAAATACGTTGGTTTGCTGCGCTTCGGTGATGAGCGAGGTCAACGGTCAGTGGCTCGTGACCGGGCTCTCGCCGGACTGTCGCTTCATGGTCATCGGTATCGATACCACTGGTGGCGTGAACTCCGCGATCCAGGATTGGGTTCAGCCCTACGTCGAAAGCTGATGGCCGGCCCTACCCCCCTGCGCTTGCGGCTGAATCTGGGTCCCTTTGTCGAAGCGGATGCGCGACGGACTGGGCTCAATCTTGGGGCGTATTGGGACGACGACACTCCGGAGCCGGTTGTCCGGGGAATTCGTCAGGTTGCTTCAATGGCCTGGGCTCCTGCGGAGCAGCTTGGCCGGCTGTCTTCGATCCAGTGGCAACGCTCGGCTGCAGTGAATGTAGTTGTCTGCCAACCCTGGGCCGGGTCGCCTCAAGTCCGGCGAGAGATCTCTGTCGGCTGGGGAATGAGCGGTTTGATCCAAGGAGAGACGGGGTTTGTGTGGCGAACCGGCATGGCCTTGGTTGGTGGCAAGTGGCGCGCGCGGTGGGGCACCCTTCCCCTTGCAGGCTGCCACGCACTGTGCGCGTGGCGCTCTTCGATGAACAGCTTGAGGCGACTGACTGCGCTGCCTATTCGCTGGCTTGCAGTCGAGGAGACCTCTCGCGGGTTGCGATGGGGTAGTCGCGTTTCCCCGGTTGGTGCCGGTCGCTCGATAGCGTGGACAAATCCAGTTGCCAGTCGAAGCGCCTTCCGGTTGCCCTGGGGCGCTGCGCGTCGAGTTCCTTGGGGAGTCCGCCCAACGCCTGGCCCGGGGCCCGACCCTGATCCAGATCCCACGTTTCCTCCCGGCAACCGTGTCAGCCTCAACCTCGGTTGCGCCGTGATAGGCGTGCCTGGTCTGGCCCCACTGAATCTTGGTATCTCGGCGTGCTACGTGGTACGCCCCCAACGTAGGACCTATGTCGTGATCAATGAGGTTTCATTTGTGCGGCTTCCTGATCGGGTGCCGATCGAACTGACCCGCGTCTCGCTCAGCGCCGGCCGTTCGGCTTGGGGCTGGACCTTTGACATCGAGCTGGCCGATGCCGACCAGCTGGGACTGCTCAAGCCAACGGCTGCGGGCCCGCGGCAGTTCGAGTTGGTACTGAACGGCTATGTCTGGACGGGCATCATCGAGAGCTTCCAGAAACAGCGCGAGTTTGCTGGGGGCGGTGTGCGTTTGAGTGGGCGTTCAAGGACAGCACTGCTGGCACCGCCTTACGCTCCGGCTCGCGTCAAAGCCACGACGGAAGAGCGCAGCATGGCTCAGCTTGTGGCCGAAGAGTTGGCTGATACCGGATTTGCCAGCGACTACCAAACAGTGGATTGGCCGGTCCCACCTGGCGCTTGGTTCTATGACGCAAGCACGCCACTGGATGCCATCAGTGCGCTCGCTGGTGCGAGTGGCGGGGTCGTGCAGTCCCATCCCTCGGACCTGGCCTTGGTTGTCCGCGCCAGCTACCCGGCTAGCCCATGGCTGTGGCGGGAGACAACGCCGGATCACGTGCTGCAGGAAGACATTGTTCTGACCGAAAGCCTGCAGATGCGCAGTGCGCCCCTATATGACGCAGTGGTGGTCACGGGAGAGCTGGCCGGGAAGGGAGTTACCTGCAAGGTACGAAAGGGCGGCGAGGCCGGTCAGCTCTTCGCGCAGCAAGTAAGTAGCCCCTTGATCAACGTCGCTGCTGCCGCAGCTGAGAGGGGGCGCAACATCCTCTGCGATCGCGGTGAGCAGGCGGCGGTGGACCTGACGGTGCCGCTTTTCCCGAGGCCGCTGAAGTCAGGGGAGATCGGGGTGATCCTGCCGCTCGACCTGGTGCAGGTGCTGAGTTCTGAAGGAACCTGGCACGGCCAATGCGAGTCGATCCGCATTGAGGTCGTCGTGGATCAACAGGCTGTCGTGATCGAGCAGACAGCGACTCTGGAGAGGCATTTCACCGATGCGGACTGATCTGTGGGATCAATTCGGCGAGCTGGTCAGTGGACGGCCGCGATTGTTGGCAACGGTCACTGCACATAATGCAGATGGCACCAGTAGCCTGACCACCTATGACGGCGCGCAGATGCGTGCCTTCGGTCAGCTGCAGCAGCCTATTCCGTACAACGTTTGGGTCAGTGGTGGCCGACTGCTGGAAGCCGCGCCCAATCTCCCATTGGTAGAAGTAGTCGTATAACGAAACAGGGCGCTGCCCAGATGCCGGCAAGCATCCAGGCAGCGCCGCAACACAGGTGATCTCAGTACCTGGCATTGGCCTTGGCCCCGTCGCCGTCGCGAGAGCGGCGGGATTGTCGGCTCCTCCTATCGCAAATACTGAGAACCTATGCCCAAGCCCATCATTTCCTGGCCGGGCGGCAAGCACCGCCTGTCCACGGTCAAACAGGTCCGCGATTCACTTCGAACAGCAGCAATTCGATGGCCTTGATCGCTGCCTCGCGCCGGATCTCACGCTGGCTGCCTTGATTTCCGGGCTTGTTCAGAATCACGGTAACTTGAACGTCGCCGGCTACAGTAAGGGTCAGTGTTGACGCAGCGTCGTCGCCAACAAATCTGCCGTTTACCAAGGTTTCGTCGTTCATTTCCTTTTCCAGAGGGCGAGGGAAACCGCACCGTAGCGAAGTCCAATCGCGCAAGCTGAGACTATGGCGGGGTGCCTGCACGCGGCGCCCTGCCGAATAGGCTGGCCTAGCTTCGCCATGTGAGACTATCCCTTGCGTCCAAGGGGGAAAATGCATGGATCTCGATTGGAAGGTCATCATCTCAACACTGGTTGGCGGCGCGATAACCTTCGCAGCGACCACTGGGCAGGAGATGCTTAGGAATCGACGGGTAAGTAGGGCGGCAATGTTGTCCGTCGGAGCAGAGATCGTGGCTGGGATCGATATCGCGCGGGCGCGAGGCTGGGCAAAGGACATCGAAGACTGCATAGAGCAGGCCATGCATGGAAGGGTTGTGCGGCTCACCATTCTGTTGCCGAAGGATACGATCCCTTCGTGCCGTGCTGCTCTCGCACAAGGGACCTTGGGGGACGGTGAGCTAACTGGGCTGGTGACGTGCTTTGTGATTGCCGTCGACGGCCTGAAAGCTGACCTGGATCGCCTGTTTGAGTACGATTTCGATAGTCCCAGATGCATGGTCTCTGCGGATGACCCAGAGCACGCGGTGAAGTTGTATGCGGAGATGCTTGGGTTGCTGGTTGCGATCGAGAACTTCGGAGCGGACGCCATAGCTCTTGCGGCCAAACGGCTGGGTCGAAAGGGCAAGTGGCTGCGACGAAAGTTCGAGCGTTTGGCTGCGCCTGAAACGTTAAGGTAGCTTTCTCGGCCCTTGAGACGCGGAGCCGTATCCTTCCGGCCATGCATTCCTATCACGGCTTCCGCACCACCCCAATACCCTCTGGCTGGGTCCAGCTGGGCGACACCTGGGTGCTGTGGTGGAGCGGTCGGCAGATCGCCCAGGTTTCCCCAGGCAAGGAACGCGGGGTGCGCGTGCACATCGGTGCCAGGAAGATGTGGCAGACCAAGGACGAATGGGCCGCCAACGTCGCCCAGGGCAAGCGGTATGCCGAACGCTGGTGCGCGGTCAGGCTCTACCCGGAGCTGCGCCTGCGCGCGGCCGTGGCCCGGCTGCTGGATGCCACGCCAGCTGAGCCGCTCGAACCGCTGCCTGGCCTGCCGCCGACCCGAGAGCAGCAGGATCAGGCCCGACGCCTTGCCGAGGCAACCGCCCTCGCCACAGCGCGGGTCAAGGAAGCGTTGGAGCCGGCCAAGCCGCCGGCGACCAAGCCCCGCCCGAGGGACGCCCGCAAGGCGTGGGTACGGGCAGGGCTGCAGCAGCTACGACGTGGGGTCTGAACTGAGGCCGAGGTACGCGGCCCATTCCTCCATCAGCGGGCGGCGCTTGTCCAGAAGCTGCCCACGGCGGTAGGCCGCCTCCGCCTTGTTCCTGATGGCATGTGCCAGCGCCATTTCCACCACCTCATTGGCGTGGTCGGTCGTCTCTGCCGCCCAATCGCGAAAGCTCGACCGGAACCCATGCACGGTGAAAGGCAGGCCCAGCCCCTTCGGCGCTGGCTTCTGCACCAGGTAGAGCATCGCGTTCTCGGACAGGGCGAATGGCGGCTCCTTCCGGGATAGGGGCTTCAGGATCGCCACCGCCGCATCGGTCAGCGGCACGATGTGGTCCCGGCCACCCTTCATGCGTCCAGCCGGTATGGTCCACAACTTGTGGTCCAGATCGAATTCCGACCACTCGGCGCCAGTCACCTCCGCAGTGCGTGCCGCCGTCAGGATGACGAAGCGGAGCGCACGGCGCGTGCGGGCATCCCGCTCGGCCAGCGTGGCCATGAAGGCGGGAACGTCCCGATACGGCATGGCGTCGTGGTGCTTGGGCTTGTTCACCTTGCCGGGCTTGGGCAGCAGATTCTCCAGGTGTCCGCGCCAGCGGGCTGGGTTCTCGCCGTCCCGATGCCCGTGGACCTTGGCCCAGTCCAGCACACGCTCGATGCGCCCACGCACGCGCGTGGCCGTCACCGTCTTTTCGGTCCAGATGGGCCGCAGGCAGGTCATCACCATGTGCGTGTCGACGTTGCCGACCGGGGTATCACGGGCAGGGCCGTAGGTGCGTAGGGACTGCTCCCACTGATCGGCCTGTGCATCGTTCTTCCAGCCGGCGCGATGGGAGGCAATGTAAGCATCAGCCGCTTCCCCAAAGGTTGTCCCGGCTGACCGGCTGGCCCGCCTGGCTTCGATCGGATCCTCGCCGGCCAGCAGCTGTCGGCGATGCTGCAGGGCCGATGCTCGGGCCTCCTGCAGGCTGACCAGCAAGACAGGCCCCAACCCCATTTCTCGGCGCCTGCCGCCGCGCTGGTAGCGCAGCACCCAGGACTTCGCCCCGGTGGGGCCGACGAGCAGGTACAGGCCTCCGCCATCCGCGTGGTAGCCTGCCTTGGTGGTGGTCTGCGCGGCGCGCGCGCTCAGTCGGTTGGTAGGTCTTGCCAT